ATGCAATTAAAAGGAGTGAAAATAGGCAATCCGCTGAAACGCAGGCTACCTGTTTTTCTGGCCGCAGTTGTTCTCCTCGTCTGCACCTCCTGTAGCACTCAGGGCAAGGAAGAATTGGATGACTTGAAAATAGAATATGACCGCTTCCTTTTGGCAGAAGTCGCCCAATCTATGGATAATTATTTAACTATTTACGCTTATCTTAGTGACAGCCTGATGGAACTGTCTGAGGACCCCTCCAACTCCCAGCTTCAAGAAAAACTTACCGGGGCTTTAGAGGGGATTTATGTGGCAAAAGTGGGCAATTCGGGCATGGAGTGGCAGCTATTTGAGGCATACTCCAACAACCATCAGGAATTGTGCTCCGTAATGCAAGACGTTTCGTTAAGTTATCTGTTTTCCGACGAGACCGACATACCCTTTTTTAGTATGTCGCAGGAACAGCTGGAGGAAGTCTCTCGAATTTACTATGCCCTTTCATATTCTTTTTATCGAGGTAATTCCACCTCCTTTGCGTCACTTATCGTCGATAGAGAGCTTGAGGGCGAGGACTTTCAAGCCGCGCTTGAAAAAACAAAAGATTGGCTTTCAGAGTTGAACGAGTTTATCCAATTTAATCCTTAAGCTATAGGAGCGCCCCAGCCGGGGCGCTCCTCCCGCAATAACGAATCCTATGCCGTTACCGTGACGGGAACGGTGAGGTATTGACTCTCTTTAGTGAATTAGATTGACAGAATTGTATGGTTTATGTACAATGAAAGTGGATATGAAATCGTACATGACGAACATTTCTTCAAGATTGAGTGTCATCTTGCGGAAAAAATTTTCAGCTATTACGAGGCGTGGAATAAGAATTCAATAGAAAATGGCAATGACTTTCATGAAATAAAATCCACATTTAAAACAGCTTATAAAAAATACCCCTGGTAATATATGGAGGTAATTATGGGAATGTCCAAGTTTTACACGAGATCGTTGACATGTGTGGTTCTGGCGCTGGTCCTTCTTCTGCCCGCCTGTCAAAAGCAAGAGGTCCTGCCCCGGCCCGAATTTCCCCTTTCAGAGGAAACCATCACTGCGGCGGTAACAGCGCAAGGCTTGGACTGGACCGTCAATTGGAACGAGCAGGAGAGACAGACAGATATAAAAACTGTGTACGGTCTGCTCCAGCCTGAAAGTGGACAGGAGTTCAACACGGTTTTCATCACTTCCGCCCAAACCGAGGAGCTGGGCCACTATTTGGACACCGTCCTTATGATTTCCCACACGCAGCTCCAATGGCCCCTTGAGGAGCCTCACAGCTGGGAGGAATGGAAGGACCTGCTCATGCTGTCCGCACGGCTGTACGGCGGGTTTGAGGATGAGGAGGAGATTTTCCAGGCCTGCGCGAAGGAGGAGCTTCCGCTGGACAAGACCACCCTCTGGGAGGGAACCCTTACTGGTGGCTACTGCCAGGTCAGGGCCTCGGCGCCCATCCAGGACTGGAGCCCCTTTGCCGGCGGCGGCCTAATGTACAGCATCCACGTGGAACTCTTTGAAAGTGAAGACGCTTATCATGCTTTCAAATAAAATGAGGATATGCTGGAGTGGGTCATAGATTATAAGTTGCCATAAAGAGTGTGCTATTCGGACCTTGCCGGTCCGGAAGTCATTACGATTGCCGGCCCGGAATCCGTTATGTGGACTATGGTCTCCTTTGGCAGCGGCCAGTGGTACTATTTGGAGCAGCTAATAAAGGACGTTCTTTTCTGGGACTTGTTCGACGCGCCGACTGTGGAAATCTTCCGGGCTCCGGTTTCCTGAGATCCAGGAGCGCCCCGCTGGGGCGTTCCCTCCGCAACAACGAATCCTATGCCGTTACCGTGAAAGGAGCGGTGAGGTATTGATAAATATAATATGACGAAAGGGATTCATTATAATGAATAAGGCACGAAAAATTATTACACTATGTCTGACTATTAGCCTGATAGTATTTTGTGTGGCTTTTTCTTATGCTGCTCCGGAACAGCCGGTTTCTGAACAAGGCAACAGCGCATCGGAGGAAGAACTGCAACACATTGCTGAACTTTCCTCAGATAAATACAACCATCTGTTGCAGGTGTGGAGCAAGGACCTAAATTACGCCAGCGATACTGACGCAAATTTTCCTGATTTTTATGGTGGTTCATCAACTGGCGATAACAATGACATGATTATTTATGTAACCCGCTTGGATCAGGATGTAATTGATTACTTTGGCAATATAATTGACTTAAACCACGTTCAATTTTCCAAGGTTACCAATTCCTACCAGGAATTACTTAATACTCAGGAAGCAATTGATTTCTATATTGATAGCTGCGAAGACAAGGAAATCTGTTCCGCAATCACTGGCACTGGTATTTCTGAAGACAATAACGCAGTTAATATTTATATTAGTTCTAACGCCCCATCAGGCTTGACTGATGTCATACTGGAGAAAATTTCTCATGTAAATGACACATGTGAAATTCGTTTTATTACTTTAGATTTAACTTTTGGTTCGTCTGATGACACAAATAATAGTTTAGATTTCGAGGCGAATGATGCTATTTTAGATTTGGATAGGATTGATATTCCATCTCCTTTTATGGTTTCTGGCGTTATTGTTCAACCGGGTTGTCCAATCTCTCCTAGAGTCTCTTCTGACCCTCCCAATGTACCCAATTTTAGTGCAGGTTTTTGGGCAAAAAACAGCAAAGGAGAACCGGGTATCGTTACTACCTTTCATGGAAGCAGTCACAAAGGTCAACCAGTTTATGCCTATACTTTTGACTGGGCAAATAAAGTTTACTTTGGTGATACAATAGTTGAAGTGTTCAATAGTTCAGTCGATGCCGCTTTTGTTCGTCAACAAGATTTTCGCTTTAATCCTATCACTTATGTAGATGGCTGGGACTTTAACCTAAAATCCCAAACAATTGAAATGAGAAAAGGGGAAATGGTTTACAAAAAAGGTGCTGAATCAGGTGTAACAAGAGGAATTGTCCTTGATACCCATTTTAATGCCAGTTCCAGCGGCGACACAAATCTTAGGGACGCCGTGTTAGTCAACTGTGAAGCGGAGCCTAATGATAGCGGTGGAATTGTAGCTGGTGGTGGCACGACTTCTTCACGCTATGTTGCTGGTATTCTATCCGGAGGAGGGTTTGCCGCAAAAGAAGATGATCCTTCAACAAAGATACCAGTTATGTATTACTCAAGGGCATCTTCTATTTTAAATGCACTTGACTTAGAACTTTATTAATTAAATAAATATAAGGAGCGCCCCGACCGGGGCGCTCCATCCGCAACAACGAATCCTATGCCGTTACCGTGACGGGAACGGTGAAGTATTGAACTCTTTAGCGAATTAGATTGACAGAATTATATAGTTCATGTACAATGAAAGGAGAAGAAAATGAAAAAGATTATTTCTATGATATTATGTATTTCTATCTTTTGTTCTTTATGTGTTCCTATTTCTGCTACACCCTTGACCATTCAGCACGATGATAGTGTCACTTATTATGTAGAGCAAGAGATTCAAGAGCAAGACCTTCAAAGACAGATTAATGAGGTTTTAGCTGAGTTAAACAAAGAAAAAATCGAACCATATGGAAGAGATCCAGACGCGTTTGATTATTATACAGAAATTGTCACTGTCGAAACAAAATATGCTACCCTAGGTGGTTATGCTGGAAATTAGCTTGAAGGAGGCGTTTCTTGGGATGCTAATGGGGGCGCAATCCATTGGAGTAATACTCCAGCAGGCGCTACTGCCAACATGGGCGTTAGTTTTTCAGTTCCCATTAAATTGGTAACCGTTGTAGCTTTGCGCACAAGCTGCGAAAACCTTGCACACAATCTGCAAAAAAGAAAAAGCGTTTAAGCGGCCATTTTAAGACCTCTTAAACGCCTTTTCTTTTGCCCAGATTAGCGTGGTTTTTTCTTGCGGTTTCCATGCTCCTCCAGGATCAGGTCTTTCCCTGTTCGGCGATGCTGGTTTGGTATGTATTCCAGCAGTTCGGTCAGGGTGCAGTTTAAGGCTTCGCAAATCTTATCCAGGTGGTCGAGGCTGACACGTTCAGCGACTTCATTGTATAGTTCACTGATTGTGGTCGGCCTGATGCCCGTAATCCTGGCAAGGTTTGCTTGCTTCATCCTGCGTTCTCCGAGGATGCGCGATAGATGGTTTTTAATCATCACAAATGCCCCTTTAGGGACATTCTACCAGCAAGGTGTATATCTGTGATTATTTTGTGAGAACGCAACGAAAACGGTTAGAAATTGCGGATGATAACCTCGGCAAAAAGCTGGTTATTGTCTCCGTTGCCTGCCAGCGTGGTTTTTCTGCTCACACCCTCAATGCGATACTCAGAATACAATTCCCGGATCATCGGGCAGTCATTATAGGACAAAATGAAACGGCCCTTGATGCCCTCCAAAACGGTCTTTAAACGCTGGTGGTCCTCCATCTTAAAGGGGCTGTCGTAATACCCCTCCGTGCCAACATAGGGTGGGTCGAGGTAGAACAGTGCGTTTTCGCGGTCATACACCCGGATCAGGTCAGCAAAGTCCTTGTGTTCGATGTTGACTCCCCGCAGGCGCTCCTTAATCTTTTCCAGATACACTGATGCGGTGTCAATCGTTTTTGAACTGGTGGCGTAGGTGCGCTGCTCACAACCGAAGCTGATTTTAACCGTATAGAAGAACCGCGCCGCCCGCTGAATGTCGGTCAGGCCGCGAGTATCCAACTGTGCCAGGCAGTCAAAGAACTGCTCCCTGGAGGTCAGCATCCAGTCAAGTTCCCTCTGCACCTCACCGCAGTGATATTTCACACAGCGGAACAGGTTTACCAGGCCCCCGTTGATGTCATTATAAACTTCCAACTGGCCGGATTTTTTCTCTTTGGCGAAAAGTACCCATCCAGCCCCGCCAAACACCTCGATATAACGCCCCACTTCATCGGTGGGGAACCGCTCCAGGATGGCTTTCCGCAGCAGCCGTTTGCCGCCAATCCATCCAATACAGCCTCGATGATAAACCGCTTCAACTCCGGCAGGATCACGCTGCTGTTGATGGCTCCGATCAGCGTGTCGATCTCGCTGCCGTAGTCCGAATCGTAAGCCGTATATCGGAACCGTTCCGTGTCCAGGGCCTTGAATATCCAGATGCGCAAGGCCTCGTTGCCCTCTACCAGGTAGGTCTGGCCATCCCGGAGCAGCAGCCGGTTATTTTCATAGTCGTAAGCATACTCCCGGAACATGGGCAAGGCGTTGTCCTGGCTGGCCACCAGCGCCTCCGGGTCGATGAATGGGAAGATGCTCATGCCACCTTCACCACCTTCCCCAGAATGTAGAAGCCAGCCCCCACCTGAAGCACTACCACCATGTCGCCCTCCTTCAGCACATACTTCGTATGGAACTCGGTCAGGAACGAGTACGGGTGTGGGTCCAGTCCGGCGAGTTCCAGGGGAATGCGGCTGCCTCCGCCCTCGGCCCACACCAGCAGGGCCGGGTTGATATACAGCCCCTTGCTGATCACCTGGTCGTGGGCCAGGATGGTCAGCGGGGCCACGGATTTGACCTCCGCAAACATCAGCCCGCTGCTGCTCTTGCTTGCAGAGCGCAGCGCCTCCACCATATCTGCAGCCCACCGTTCACCCATGGTATCGCCTCCTTAACTGCCAGCTTCCTTCTCATCCATCATGTTGGAAAAGGCCAGGGTCAGCTGCATCATTTCTTTGCCGTCCTCAAAGGTGTGGGTGTCGCTCTCAATGTAGAACTTCCCATAAAGCCCCGTGGTGGCCTCCTGGACGGCGATGGCATAGCCGGAGACAGCGCGGGTGTCGCTGGTGGCGGTCACGGTTGCGGATTGGTCCATGACGTGAAGCAGCGCCTTGGCCTCGGAGGCGGTGTCCTTGCCCTCCTCCTGCTTGTAGACGCGCTGCACCACGCCATACTTCGACTGCGCCCCGGCATCCTCCACCACGCTGGTTTGGTTGCCGTTCTTGTCGGTGACGATCACCCGGTCCACCAGCTTCTGCAGGCTGGTCTTGTAGGTGGCCTCCGTCAGGTTATAGCTGCCATCCAGCACCACCCCGCACAGCACCCCCTTTTCGATCACACACACCTGGTTGACATTCTGCATCAGGGGGATGTATTTCTTCCCGTTCTGGCGGCTGGCGGTGGTGTAGGCCGCCATGATGGCCTCATAGGCTTTCTTGCCCAGCCAGGGCAGGTATACCTTGATGCCTGTGGGAGCGGCGGAGCCGAAGGGGACGCCCAGGTGGGAGCATATCCACGCGGTGATGGCCTCCGGGGTATCGTCAAAAACCTTGCTGATGTCGCTGTTGTTGATGTAGAACATCAAATCAAAGGCGGTGTAGGTGGTGAGGTTCCCGGAGGCTGATTTTTCAATATCAAAGACGGGGCCGCCGAACAGGGTCCTGTCCCCGTCCCTGAACAGTACGCTGTCCCCCTCGTTGATGGTCACCTTGGGGAGAAAACGGTCTGTGCTTCGGGTCGCTATGGAAAAGGCCAGCTTCCGGGCCACCTGCTTGCTGTCGCCGCTCCAGGTGACCTTTTCCACCAGCTGGGAGAGGTCCTTTCCGCCCGCCGTCAGCTGCTTCTGGATCATGGGATCACCAGCTTCTGGCCGGGCTTGATCAGGTTGGGATTGCTCCCGATCACCGCCTTGTTGGCCTCATAGATTTTTTTGTACTGCGCCCCGTCGCCGTAGTATTTCTTGGCCAGGTTCCACAGGCAGTCCCCGGACACCACCGTGGCGGTTTTGGGGGCCTCCTGGGTATTGGGGCGGGTGTTCAGGCCGCTGGTCTGGCTCTTGGCCTGGCTCTCCATCTTGACGGCGGGGACGTTCAAAAAGCGGTATTCCGACAGTTCCAGGGTGTAATACACATCCTTGTCCCCCTCATGGCTGCCATAGGTCAGGCTGTCGATGCTCATGGCCAGGTTGAAGTCACAGTCGCTGATGATCACCCGAATGGGCTGCGGCTTGGATTTCCACTTCTTCAGCAGCCGGATATACTCCATCGGCTCCCGGTCAGCATACCGGGCCAGCGGGGAGGTGGTAGAGGGGAAAAAACTGGACAGGGAGCCGGAAACCAGCCCCCTGTGTCCAATCAGATTTACCTCGCCAATGTTCAGCAGAGTGATCCGCTGGTTATTGTGCGGCTCGGTAAATTCAAACTCTGCCGGGTTGATGGGGAGATTGAACATCTCCGCATGGTTGTTAAAGCTCAGTTCAATGGTTCGCTGTTTCACACTGCCGCCTCCTTACTCTGGAGCCATATTGCGGGCCGCCTGCACCACGCGCTTGGCCACCGCCTCACCGATGCGGTCAATGTCAGCATCCTCCCGCACAATGATTTGGTCGGCCAGCTTCGCCACCGTTACCTGCAGCGGCGGCACAGACGCCGCTGTGGGCCTCGGAGGCTTGGGATTGGGGTTAGGGGGCGGGGGGAAATCCTGGCCATTGTCGGGCCGTTTCGGGCGGTTTGCGGGGGTATCCTCCTGGCTTCTCCGGCCGTCCCGGCCCAGCAGGCCGGTGACCACGCCCAGGCCCTTTTCAATACGCTCCAGCACGGGGAAGGAATTGCCCTCTGTCGTGTAGATGGAGGGCTTTTCCACGGTGGTCTGGAAGATCTCACGGACCACGGGCCGGGCGGCGTTTTGGGCCAGCTGGACGCTCTCCTTGTTGGGAAGCACCCGGCTGCCCTTGGGCAGGTCTACCAACTCCGGCCCACGCTCACCTACCCAGGTGGGACCGCCGCGCCAGTTGTTGGTGCCTTCGGCGTTGGAGCCGACGCTGCCACCGTCGCCGCCGCCCATCCCCAGCAGGCCCTTGACCTTTCCGGCCACCCAGGACAGGCCGTTGCCGATGCCCTCCACAATGGGCTGGACCCTGGACCACACGCTGGAAACCACGCTGGCGATGCCATTAAACACCGTTTGTACTACATTGAAAAGCAGTTTAAAGACGCTGATAGACAGGTCCATGACGGGGGAGATAACGCCCCAGGCTGTGGTCAGGATGTCCGCCACCACGGGGGCTACTGTGCCGATGACACTTTGAATCCAACCCATCTTACTGCCCACGAACTCCAGCACGGAACTGACCTTCTGGCCGATGCCGTCAAAGATGACCTGAAAGACCGGGGCCAGCGCCGACACCACCGTGCCAATCCCCTGAACCAGTCCGGCGATGACAGGGGTAGCCGCCGCGATCACGTTGCCGATGGTGGTAACTACCGTTTCCAGCACCGGGAGAACGGAGGGAATCACCGACTGGACTGTGGTAATGATGCTGGCGATGGCGGGCATGGCTGCTGCGGCCACCTTTTGCACCGTCCCCATCACCGAAGTGCCGAAACGGGCCAGTTGTGGCTTCATTGCAGCAAATCCGCTTCCAAGGTCCCCCAGGCTGCCAAAAAGGGAATTGACTATGTCGCCCATTTCAGATGGCAGGCTGCTGACAATCCCCTCTTTTAGGCTTTCGACGATCTCCTTGGCCATTCCCTTGATTTTTGGGGCAGCGCTTTTGATGCCGGTCCTAACCGCTTCCGGCAGTGCGGAGATCACGCGCCCCACCATGGGGATTGCATTGTTAAACAGAAATGTGGAGGCGCTTCCCACCAACTGCTTCATTGAGCCTGTTACATCGCCGCCTATGGCCATGTTGCCCAGAAGGTTCTGCGCGGCGGCCTTCATGGCAGAGAAAGAGCCGCTGAAAGTTTCGCCTGCTTCTTTGGCGGTTGTTCCGGTCACGCCTAGGTCTTTTTGGATCGCATGGATGGCGTTGTAGACATCAGATAGATTATTGATGTCGTATTGCACGCCAGTCAGCTTCTGCGCATCCTGCAGGAGCCGGGCCATTTCTTCTTTAGTGCCGCCGTAGCCCAGCTTCAGGTTGTCCAGCATGGTGTAGTTTTGCTTGGCAAACCCTTGATAAGCATTCTGGATAGACGTCATGTCGGTGCCAAATTTATTGGCATTATCCGCCATATCGCCCATGGCCATGTCAGCGGCGGCAGCAGCTTTCAAAGTATCTCCACTCAAACTGCTGATAAGAGCAGCGGAAAAACTGGTTACCTGCTCCATATAAGCATTTGCGGATAGCCCGGCAGTCTTGAATGCCGCATCCGCATTCGCCTTTACAACGCTGGCGTTTTCTTTGAACAGCGTTTCAACGCCACCAATGCTTTGTTCAAGTTGTGCACCCTGATTGATAGCGCCGCCAACCAGGACAGTAGCCGCAACTGTTACGGGGATGACCGTTTTTTTGACAGCGCTTTGCAGACTACTTTTGATTTTTGACAGCTCTGCAGATACGCCATCCTTCAGTTTTACTATGGGGGTGGCCACCATTTTCCCCACCGCTTTGACCTGATTGCCCAGGGCTTTGACCTTCGCGGTGGCCAGGTCCTTGACTGCTGTAGCCACCACCACCTTTTTGCGCAGCGGCTCCATCTTTTTCTTCAGGGAGTCCATCGCCTTGGAGGCTGCGGTGGCCTCCAGCTTGGCGGTGCGCTTTTTGTCCCAGGTGGCCTGCAGTTCCTTTTTGGTCTTTTCTACATCCCGGCGAAAGGCCGATTGCTCCTGCCTGATACTACGGAGAACGACTGTCATGTTATCCTTAATAGAAATTGCGCCTTTGACCACGCCCATCAGCCGCTCACCCCCTTACCAAACATCCGCGCCCGTTCTTCCAGGGCGGTCTGCATGGAGGCCGTATAAAAGAGCCTGGACTCCAGGTCCAGGCTCAAAAACCGCTCCGCATCCCAGCCCTTCTGGATGTAGTAGTGAAGCAAGTACGCCTCACCATCCTGGGCAATCAGTTTTTTAACTGTTTCACCACTGTGACCTTGGTGTTGATAGCCCCGCTCAGGTCCATAATCTGCGTGGCGATCTCTTTGATCTCGCCAGCCACGATTCCGCGCTCACTGCGCTGGATGGCGCTCAGGCCCTTGGTCTGGAATGTAATCCGGATGTCAGGCAGGCCCATAATATCACAACCTTTCTTCTCAAATCGGTTTCACGCTGGTGTCCAGCGTTTCTATGTATGGCAGCGGCGGCGGCTCCTGGATGCTGTCCCGGAATGCCAGGGTAAAGGTGCAGTGCAGTACCCGGTCCACCACCTTACAGGCCACATCCGGCACGGTGATGGCCCTGGCCTCGCCGCCGTCCTCGAAGCGGAACACGGGCCGGATCAGATCGTCCACCTCCTGGGATATGGTCAGGTAATCGGCATTGCGCTCCGACCTGGTGTGGATGGAGGCGTCCACCAGCACCCTACGGTCCATATGCCCGGCGTCCACGGTGGCGCTGCCCGCCGGGATGATGTCCAGGAAAATGTAATTCTCCAGATCAGGCTCCGGCTCATCGTTCTGCGTCTTGGCAATCTCCTCGCAGAACACGTCATAAGCCGGATATTTCCCTTTGAAGAGGCCGACCATGGCCAGCTTGATAGACTGATAAATTGTCGTGGCCACGTTATCCCCCCTTACAGGTCATGTGTGCTGATAAAATCATTCAGCCATTCCTGCAGGTAGGCGGGCAGGCGCTGGCTGACCTCCTCCAGAGAAATGGCCATCATGTGCTTTCCTTTGACGAAGCCCTTCCCGCCACGGGTGCGGTGGCCGTACTCCACCGGCTCCGCATACTCCACGTTGGAATAGACCTCAACGTAATACTCATCGCCCCGCTTCTCAATCTTGCCCACCTTCCAGCTATCCTGGAGGCGACCCGTCTTTTTCGGGGTGTTTTCCTTTACCCTACCTTGCAGTTCATAGGCGATCTGGACCACCAGCGCCTTGAACTCCTCCGGGAAGTTCTGTTCAATCATCTGCGTCAGCTTCCGCTCCAGCGCGTCAAAGCCCTCGAAGCTGTAATCCGTGCCGCTCATCAGGCGGTCCCCTTCTCCACCTTCAGAGGGATATTGTTGTGGGAGGGCTGCCGGTCTGCCAGCCCGGCCAGGGCTACCGTCCGCTTGCCCAGCCGGGTCACCACCACAGTGTCCCCCGGCTGGATGTCCACCTCCGGGCGCACAAAAAGCAGATAGTCGGTATCAACCCTGGCAACCGTCTGGCTCTTGGCCAGCTTGCCCCCGGAGGGGCTGGACAGGGCACAGGGGGTATCCTCATATACCACCCGGCCCTCCAGCCCCTTCTTGAATACGCTCTCCCCCGATGGCAGCGTCACCTTGCCCGGCCTGTAGACCGTGCAGTTATCATCGTAGGTCATAGCCAGAATGTCCGCCTCAGTCATGGGGACAGTCCTTTGGCAGTTTCATACGCTTGAAAGGGATCAGATGACTTTCATAGTTCTTGACGAAGGACACGGTCTCCTTCAGCGCGGAGGTCTTATCCCGGTAGCTGATACTGGTATCGCCACGGGTGATGCTGGAGACATCGTTTTCCGTAGGCGCCACCTGGTCGGCTTTCAGCATATCTTCCACGATCTGCGCCGCCACATCCTCCAGCGGCTCCGGGAAGTCCTCCCGGTTGCAGAACACCTTGATGCGGTTGATGGCCCGCTTCACATACCGCTTGATGGTGGGCAGCTGCTCATCGGGCAGCTTCAGGTCACTCTGCGCCGTCGCCGCTACCCGGCTGATCAGTTCCTCCATCCTGGCCCTCCTTATCGTCGCCCTTGGCCCCCTTGCCTTTCTTGGGGGGTTGGGCGGTGGCCTTGGCCACCGCCTCCTTCAGGTTCTTACTCAGGCGTTCAAACATGTCCTCGCCCATCTTGGCAAGGTTAGCCTCCGTGATACCAGCACCCGCAGGGGGCTCGGCGGCCCCGCCCATCCGGGTGAAGCCCAGGCGCTCCAGCTTGGCAGCCTGCTCCTCGGTGGCCACCTTGCGCACCACATTCAGCCGTTTCAGTGTAATCATAGCGGTTCCTCCTTACGCCCCGGCCTTGGGCTGCTTGATGTTCACCAGGATGGTGTTCATCTTATTGTCCAGCACCCAAAGGTCGTGATATTTGCGATAGTCCACCGCCCAGGACCGCTTCTTCTGATAGGTCTCCGGGTCGAAAATGCGCACCTTGTCCGTGCGGGACACGGCGATGGGGGCGCTGCGGGGGCAGATAATCCAGTTGATGTCCTGGGCATCGTCAGCGGGGGTAAAACCGCCCTTGACCTGATTCTCGGTGGTGCCGTCGTTGAACTGATAGCTGGTTTTCAGCCGCCCGGAGCCGACACGGATGATGGGGTGCTGCCCGTTCAGGGATTTCACCTTCAGGGTGATGTCCCCCTGACGGAAATCGGCGGGGTTGACGCTTCTGCCCAGGGAAGTATTCGTGTCGAACAGGGCGGCCACCTGGGTGGACATGGTGATCACCAGCGGGGTATCGTCCCCCACCTCATCCTGGATGGACGCCAGGTCGGCGTACAGCTTCTTCAGGATGGTGGCCTCCTCCGGGGTGTAGCCGTAGACGGCCCGGCCCTTGGCGGCGGCCAGGGCGGCCAGGGTGCTGTAGCGGTAGGCGTCGATCTCCGGCACCACCTTGGTGCGCTGGAACTCGCCCATCACGCTGGAGGCCGTCAGCACAAAGTTGGTGTCGTTGACCTCCTGCTCATCAAACGTGAACTGACGGCCCCGATCCATGGTCATCTTCTTGGTCTGCCAGGTGAGGTCCACGCTACCCTCTACAAAGCCGGTCTGCCGGTCATAGTCGGCCAGGCCGTCCATATCCAGCATGGGGATTTTGACCTCGGAGCCGCTGTTGTACCGCACCAGCTTGTCGTTCAGTTCCATCCAGCCGCTGGTGGCCTGTTCCTTTGCCGCCTTGTCCAGTTCCGTCTGGAAGATTGTGGCATACTGCAGATTGTTCGCCATTTTAGTTCAAACCTCCTCTGATATTCTGCGCGATCTGATCCTTCAGGGCGTTCTCAGCCGTGGCCGCACCGCCAAGGCCCTCCGGGGTCTTGCCCCGCAGCCGCTCCTTCACCGCCGTCTCCAGGCTGGCCTTGAATACCTCCTGGATGCGCCCCAGGCTCTTTTCCATGCTCTCCTGGTCGGTGTAGGTCAGCAGGTCGGCCAGCCCCACAGGGAAGCCTTCCTTCTCCAGCTTGGCCAGGGCGGCGTCCTTCAGGTCCCGCTGGAGCAGCTTGGCCTCCAGATCGGCCAGCTTCTGGTCCTTGGCGTCGGCCTCGGCCTTGGCACGCTCCTCCGGCGTCAGCTTGGCCAGCCGGGCCTGCTCCTGCTGTTCGGCGGCCCAGGCCGCCTTTGCCTTCTCGATCTCGGAGCGCAGGTCAGCCTCGGTGTAGGTCTTGCCCTGCGGCTCCTGACTGCCGCCCTTGTCGGCGGCGGGGTCGCTCTCCTGGCCGGCGGGGGCGGTCTCCTTGCCGCCGAACAGGCCAGCCAGCCACTTCTGGAACGTGGTCTGCTGCTCCGGCGTGGGGGTGGCCCCCTCCGGGGGCGGGGTGCCGCCAGCGGCGGCGGGAGTAGTGCTGACAGCGCTATTGTTGTTGTCATCCATGCTGTATGTCCTCCTTTTTGATTTTTGGCATAATAAAAAACACCCCTTCCGGGGTGCTTTAAACAAAGGTTAATTGCTTTTTAAATTAGTCATAGGGCATAGCTTTTTTTCGCTGCACCGGCTTGGGGGCGCTGGGGTCTATGGGTTCAAACCGAAAGCCTTTGTCCCCGTCGATAGGATGGTCGTGAAGTACATAGTCGAGTACAATGTCACGAGGGATACTATCAAACGCTTTACAGCAAAGTAATCCATCTATATATCCGATGTAATTTTTGCATTTACCACATTGAGGAGTATGTGGCATAGGATTGTCCCACCAGCGAGCATCACTATACGGCTTTTTCTCCATATCATAGTTCCTCCATATAAATAGTATGTCCATCTATCCGGGTTGGAACAAAAATGGTATCACGCTTAAATAATATCTCTTTTTCCTTTGGGTTATATGATAAAAGGTTTTTCCCGTGCTTGGAAACAATGACATATTGTATCTCCATGCTGTCGTCATAGACATCTAACGACGCTGACGTATATGCCTTGAACGGCTTAGGAGCACCGACAACGTGTTCCGCCACAAAGGCGTCTACATCCTCAATTTCCAGGCCCTTGGACAGGGACCTGTAAATGGTCCCCTTCACCTCCGGCATTTTCTCCAGCGCCCGGTCAAGGCTCTCAATAAACTGACAGTCCTTTTCCGTAAGAGCTACGCCCATTCTGAGTTTAGCGTTAATCTTGTAGGAATCGCTGCTTATGTAAGCCTTCAGCGCCTGCTCTTCATTTGCTTTCAATGGAATTATACCAGATTGGGCGGGACCGTCAACATATTTTTTCTTCCACTCCCGGAACTTGATGTTCTCCGCCAGCGGCTCGGCGTCAGTCCTGCGATTGAACATCCCCTTGTCCCCAAAGTCCGCCACCACGATGCACAGGCAGTTGGGGTGGATAGGGGGATAGTTGATGCCCGCCACCGCGTCCTCCACATTGAACACCTGGCCGTTCAACTCCGCGCAGGTGCAGCTGCCGCTGCCCTCGGTGCCGCCGATGAAGCGGTATCGTTTGACGCCGTTCTCCTTATAGCCCATCAGTTCCCCCTGGTTGGCGAAGTATTTACACTCCGTCCGCACCAGGCGCTGGGCGTTGTAGCGGCCTTTCTGCATCACATCGTCGATGGCCCTGGCCATCTTCTGAGCGCTGCTGCCCTGGATGAAACCCAGGGTGATCTCGCGTTTGGCCAGCGCCGACAGGTGGTCGCAGGCTCCCCACACCGCCTCGGAGAAGTGTTTCTCGCTCCAGGGAAAGGCCAGCACCTGCTTCACCAGCTTATCGTCTATCTTGGCCACGTTGAAGCCCAGGCCAATGCCCCGCTGGATGGCGAAACAGCTTTCGTAATAGTTGACCTTCAGCATATCGCCCAGGAGCGTTTCCAATCTGGCGTTGCTGTCCCCGGCCAGGTCGATCACGCTCTGATAGATATTCGCCAGCAGCCGCTCCTTTTGGCTGATCCGGCTCTTCATAGCCAGAGTGTTCAGCTCCAGCATGGCCTTGCTGTCTTTGGCGGCCCCGGACGCCTCGGCCATATACTTCTCTATGGATTTGCGCCAGGTGCTGTACTCACGCCCGGACAGCAGCTGGGACGCCTGGGCGTCGGTCAGGGCGTTGTCCCTGGCGAAGCGGGCAAACAGGGCGTTGATCTCCTTCTCCACGTTGTAGGCCGCCTCATCATAAAGGAAAATCAGTTCCCGCGCCGCTTCATCGGTCCGCTTGGTATTCTTCAGCACCCGCATCTTGGCGTCCTCAATCCACTCGCTGCGCTGCCGGTAGCTCATGTAGCTGCCCCGCTTTCAACCTGGGGCCGCTGCGCCGCCGTCTGGCCTGGCTCCTGCTGCGCCGCCGTCTGAGCCTCCTGCAGTGCATGGGCCAGGGAATCATAACCGCCGAAGCCGCCCATGTCCTCCTGGCGCTCCTCCCGCAGCTTCTCCAGTTCGTCCTGCACATTGTCAACGGTAGGCAGCATCTTCAGGCGGCTCTCCCGCGACAGGTCGCTGGCCAGCATGGTGATGATCTGCGCGATCTCCAGCAAATTCTGCGGCTTGTTGCGCCGGAACTGAATATCAATATCCCGGTAATCATAGTGGCCGCCCTGGATATTCAGGATATTGGCAATTAGCTCGATGCGCCGCTGCAGCGCCCGCTTGAACTTGCGCTCCTTGATGGAGCATATCTGCTCCAGGCCCCACAGCTTATAGGACACCGCCACCCCGGACAGGTTCCCGCCGAAGTTTTCATCGTTCAGGTTGGGGACGCTGGAAAACAGGTGCATATCCTCCCGGAGCCGCTTCTTATAGTTCTCCAGCGGGGTGTCGGCCACCTCCTTGATCAGCCACTGGATGTCGCCGCCGTCCTCCAGGATAATGGCACCCTTTTCCTTCATTTCTGCAATATCCTGGGAAGTCACCGCTCCCATCTTCAGCACCTTCAGGATGGCTTCATCGTTGTACTGGAAAAAGTTTGCTGTGTTGCTCTGCGCCCGGTTGTAGGCGTCGATGATGCTGACAACTCCCTCGAAGTCGCCCAGGCGCTCCTCGTTGTTGATGTACTCAATAAACGGCACATCGCCCCAATAGTGGGGGCGAATATCCACCAGGTCCAGGGGGCCGCCGTTGAAGCTGACGAAATACCAGCAGTCGGTGGCCGTCCAGAACTCCACCTTCTTAATGGGGTGATCGTCTTTGTCCCTGGAGTAGATGAACCGCAGGGCCGCCATGGGGGCGGTATAGCCGGTCTCATAGATCATGATGCAGTTGCCGGGGGCCACCTTCACGAACCGCACCTGGGCGTCCCCATCCATATAAAGCATCTCGAAGCAGTCCCCGTTGATGCTGCAGGTCTTGGCCACTTCCGTGTTTTCGTCCTGCTCATCGTTATAGTCGAAGATGTCCTGCAGGGCGGTCAGGAAGGCATCATCCTGACTGGAGTAGACCACCGGCTTGCCGATGAAATAGCCCACGGCGGTGTCGGTGATATACTTAGCCATGTTGTTGACGATTTTGTTGTTGGGGGCGGTGCTGTCCTTTTTGACCACCCGGAGGATGTCGTGGTCTCCCCGATAGTAGCCTTCCAGATGCTGATACTTGACACAGCCCTCATTCTGGTCTATGATTTTCTTAATATCCGCTTCTGTCAGGCCCTCCAGTGAGGACCGTTCCATATACAAGACCGGCAATCAGTCCACCTCCTATAATCCTAAATCTTTGCGGTCCAGGATACGGAACCGCTTTGTTTTCTTGGCGATGGTCCGCGCCCCCTCCAGGGCGTCCGGGCCGTCGTCGTGCGCCCCCATGGGGAAGTGATACAGCTGCTCCAGCAGCCGCTTGTGCCGGGGGGTGAATTTGATATACTTGTTTTTGATGTCCGGCTGCAGCGTCTGGATGCGCAGCACCTTGTCGCTGGTCTGCTGCACCTCCTCGATAGGCAGATACAGCCCGGCCCGCGCGCTGGCCTTGGCCAGTTCCTCCTTCAGGAACCACTGGAACTGGTTCACCTCCGCGCCCAGCTTCTTATAGCCGCGCCCATAGGTGGCCCGGAGCCACCGCTCCTTTTCCAGCACGTCGCTGATGATCCTGTCCGGGTGGCGGCGTTCAATATCGGCGTCCAGCACATACATATACCCGCTCCTCGGTGGTGTTGACCAGGGCGTTGAACATATTCTGGCTGGTCAGCCGGATGATGGCCTCGGTGGTATCCAGGTCGGGGTAACGCTCCAGTTCCCCCATCATGGCCCGGAAGTTCTCCTGGGCGATGGCCAGGGCCTGGATGTTGGCGTCGTAGTCCTGCGCATACCGGCAGACGCTGGCGATGGAGATGCTGACTCCGTTATCCTCCAGAAAATCTACGATCTCGGCATAGGTGGCATCGGACAGCAGCATCTGCTCAACCGTCGCTTTCAGTTCCGGGGCCAGCCCGTCGATCTTGCTGTGCTTCCTGTTCGATCTTCTCCCCATGCCTACACCTCGATCATCTTATCGTCGATGCCACCGGCCAGGAGGCGGATGCCCTTGCCTGTCAGCCGGGCCTCCAGCGTTTCGAAGTGATTATCGGCCAGGCTGGCGGGGCCTTTCGTCGCCACGTCCCGCAGGTCGATGTACCCCTCCAGCGCCAGGAAGTTCACGGCGTCCAGGAACTCATCCTGGCTGATGCCGTCATCCTCCAGCACGTTCTGGATGCCGGACAGCTTGTTGTACTTGTGCCGCAAGATATTGATGGTCCGCAGCACCCGGCCATTGTTGCGGACAAAGTTCCCCGCCTTCAGCCGCTGCTTCTCATTGCTGGTCATGTGTCGGTGCCTCCCTTTTTCATCAAAATATCCAGGATCATGTCCAGCTTCCGCTCGGTCTTGGCCTGCTCCCGGAAAAAGTCCTCCTTGGTGAGGTAGTTCTCGGTGATCTTCTTGATGTCGCCCCGGACCTCATCATAGGCCCGCTCATGGACGCTCCTGGGCGTGTAATCTTTTTTGATCTGCTCAATGTCCCGGACCAGCTTCTCCTGGTCCTTTTCATACTCGCCCTTTTTCGTGGTGCCGTCCCGGATTTCCCTGACTTCCTTGGCCAGTTCATCCACACGGGAGAACAGCGTCCGCTTGACCAGGAACACCACGGCCCCAATCAGAGCGGTGACCAGCAAGCCGATCAGCCACCAAGTCCCGGCGTCAAATGTCATTGCAGCGTTGTTCATAGAAAACTCCCCCATGCGCAAAAATAGACGGTACGATTGATTTACACCAATCATACCGTCCAATCCTTGAAAGCCGCAATTGAAGGCCTTCAATATTTGTTTTCAAAACAAGAAAGTTGTCCGTCCAAAGGACAGGAGCGAATTTTCTTCACCCGGTCAGCAACTATGTAGCGTACGGAGCGTTCAGATAGGCCATATTTATTTGCCAGCGGGCGAAAGTTGTATCCATTAAATTCCTCCCGAATACGTTGATTGCGGCTACTCCGCTCCAAATCATCCATCTTTGGGAAATAAATATATGCTCCTGGAAACTCCCTGAACAGTTTTCTAACATTGTCTATCCCAATGACATCGGCGATCTGCTGCCATTCCTCGTTTAGATTCTCAATCTTGAGGCTGTCCAATACGCTCACGGCCCATCACCCGCCTTTTTCTTTGCGTTAGCCACATATTTCTTCAGTACCTCGATCAGCTTGCTGCAGGTCTGGAACTCCAGCCAGGCAAAGGGCTGGACGGGAACGGCGTCAATCTTCAGTTCCTTTCTGATGATCCCGCACAGGCGTTCCTCCAGCAAGGCCGTAGAGGGCGCTGTGTCGCGCCGCTGCAGTTCATACATCAATGCCCACACCTTCCGCTGCTGGCCCTCCGTGGCCCCGCCAGGGCGCTCGGTGTGCGCCTTGGGCTTGCGCCTGGGGGGAGGGGCGTCACCTTGCAGCTTCTCCAGGTCCCGGATCACCGCCTGGGCCTCGGCATAGGTCAGGGCCTTCAGCGAGTCCTTCCCGGTGATAGAGGACACCAGGTCGTGCAGGCTGTCCTCGGCGTTGCCGCGCTCCAAGATCCCCAACGCATTACCGATGGCGTATATCTTCCTGATTTGCTGTGTAGCGATAGCAGCCATACTGCCCCTCCTTTCTTGCGCTATGCTCTCGGCGCTTCGGCCTCGATGCCCACCTTGATGGTCTCCTCCACAATGACGGCGGCCCGGATGATGTCAATGGCCTCCTGAGTGCTGCCCTTCCATCCGGCGGCCTGCAGCACCTGCGTCAGCCACTCCCAATTGATGACCTCGGCGGCCAGGTAGGCCCAATCGCTGGCCTCCTGCTCCGGCAGCCCGGCCACCTTCACCAGCATGGCCTTGTCCTTGTCCCAGCGCCCCTTCAGCTTCTTGCGCAAGGTGGCCTGGATTTTCGGGTCGGCGCTGATCTGGCTGATCACGCTGTCCAGGCTCCCCTCGGTGTAGTTGCCCTGGGCAGCCATAGCCAGCAGCTTCTTACAGGGGGCGGTCATGGTGTCGGTAGTCTCCGTCCTGATGAAGTCCCCAGCGATACTGCCCAGCAGCTGCTTCACCATGGTCAGCGATACCGGCTTCACCGAGGCGGCGTTGGTCACCGTCACCCGGCTGTTCTGCGTCCCCCAATAGGAAGCGGTCAGCAGCTTGGTGTCCTTCAGGTCGTTGGTAGCCATGGTCTCGAAGTAGCCCTTCAGCCAATCCATGCCAATTTGAAGTATAAGTATGGAAATCGGCAGTTTTGGTGTAAAGGATACTATGTAGATACAGTAGGAAGGAACAAAAAAGCGATTGCAGAGTATATCCGAAATCAGCTGGCAGAGGATAAACTAGCAGACCAACTGACGATAAAGGAATATTATGACCCGTTTACGGGTGAGCCAGCTAATAAGAGCAAATAAAAACAGCCCCACTTAGTGGGGCCGCTTGTAAGAATATGCGGTCGGCAGACCGTTTCACCGCGCCTTGAGGCGCGGCCAATATCACGCCCTTATAGGGCGAGTGCAGGCCACCCGTTTTACGGGTGGTCCTGATTTTATGCTATATATTGTGCAATATCTTAATTTTATTACAAAATCCAATAGGATTTCTGACGATCTCTTTATAAGTTCTTAAATGCTGCTAAGTCTTGATTTTTCAAGGGTTCGCGGCATTTTTGCTATCTGGGGAAGCTCACATATACTCTCAAAAGTTTTTAGGTTTTTGCTCTCAAAGGTAGTACGAAAGTAGTAAAACCTCGTCCTGCCTATGCTGCCAGCCGCTCCATTTCAGCCCTTGCGGAAGCGTAGGTTGCGTGTGCGTAATAGTTCAGCGTCATGGTGATGTTGGAGTGTCCCATGATGTACTGTAACGCTTTGGGGTTCATGCCCGCATTGGCTAAGTTGGTGCAGAACATGTGCCG